TAAAAAAGGTACAGAATATAAATTAGATCAAGCAGAAAGACTCAATGCCCATCAGTTTAATAAATTTGAAGGGTGGATGTGTAATGCAGGATATCAAAGTTGTATTATTCGCGAACCGGGAGGAGAAGTTAAACGTGCTTATAGCTGTCATGATGAACCTTTAGGTACTATTGATGAAGGGTTTAGTTTATTTAAAGAAGCTAGAGTTTGTATAACACCAACTTGTGTAAGTAGTGCAGATAGTAAAATACCGAAAGAAAAAATATGAAAATAGATGTTAATGATATAGCTTATTGGATGGATACAATCCGTGATGAAGATAATCATATGCGTTATCATATGCTAGAAAGTTTCTGGCATGGACAACTTAAGAGTAAAATATGGTTATGTGAAACACTTGCTAACGTTGAGCATACTGTATCAAATAGAATAGTTATTTTTGGCGGATGGTATGGAGTACTAGCAACAATGATTTTTAATAGTGATGTTGGAGCAAAACATATTACAAGTGTTGATATTGACCCTACGTGTAAAGACATAGCGTTAAAAATGAATAAAAAATATGAAATAAATAAAGAGTTTGATGCAGTTACAGAAGATATGTGTAATTATGAATATACAGACGATCCACAGATTGTTATTAATACAAGTTGTGAACATATTACACAAAAACAATATGATGCTTGGTTAGAAAAAATTCCAGATGATACATGGATAGTTGTTCAAAGTAATAATTTTGTATCACATAAAGAACATATTAATTGTGTAGATAGTCTTAAAGATTTTAGATGGAATTCAAAAATTAGTAAAGAGTTTTATTCGGGTACATTAGAATTACCTAAATATGACAGATATATGATTATAGGTAGAAAATGAAAGAACAAATAATAGAACAATTACAAACTGTATACGATCCAGAGATGACAACTATCAATATCTTTGATTTAGGATTAATTTATGATATTGATATTAAGGGTAAGGATGTTACTATTACTCATACGCTTACATCTATGTTTTGCCCAATGGCAGGTGCAATCTCTGAAAGTATTAAACAGGCAGTAATGAAAGTAGACGGAATAGGTGAAGTTAGAGTTAAGTTAACTCATACACCGCCATTCACTAGAGATATGATGAGCGAAGCGGCAAAACTCGCATTGGGATTTTAAAATGACAGACAGTAACGAATATTGGTATAACCCTGCAGACTCGCAGTTAGGAAAATGGCAACGTGAATTAGAAGGCGTTTCTAAATCTCCTACGTTCTGTGTATTACCGTGGATACATTTTGCTACTCGCCCTAATGGAGATATGCGTTTATGTTGTAGTGCTAATGCCAGCGGAGCGGCTACTGGTGACCATGAAGTAGGATTAGTAAAAATGGAACATGGTAAGCCTGCTAACTTTGGCCGTGAAACTCCTATGGAGGCCTGGAACAATGACTATATGAAGTCAGTAAGAACTACTATGCTTAAAGGACAAATTCCTGCTAGTTGTACTAAATGTTTTAATGAAGAAAAAATAGGTGTTGTTAGTAAACGTATTTGGGAAACAGGTACTTGGTATAAAGATGGAGTAGATATTCCTGAGTTAATTAAACAAACACAAGAAGATGGTACAGTTCCAGAAGAATTAGTATATTTAGATTTACGTTTAGGTCATACGTGTAATGTTAAATGTGTAATGTGTAGTCCGCATGATTCTAGTCAGTGGGTTAAAGACTGGAAAGAATTAGTTCCGCAATTAGAAGATCCTGAAGTAAAAAGGCAAATGGCTTGGGACAAATCAGAGTTTAATAATAAGTGGCATGAGAAGGAAACGTTTTGGGAGGAAATGAATAAACAAATTCCTAACTTAAAGCAAGTATATTTTGCTGGTGGCGAACCTTTAATGATTAGAGAACACAAAACGTTTATTGAAGAAATTATACGTCAAGGCTATCAAGATAAAATCTTATTAAGATATAATTCAAATGGTATATTAGTAGATGAAGATTTAATTGAGTTATGGAGCAAGTTTAAAAAAGTTAAATTTGCAATTAGTATGGATGCCTGTTTTCAACGTGATGAATATATACGTTTTCCAACAGATTGGTCAGTTGTAGAAAAGAATCTTCATATGTTAGATAATACGCCTGACAATATACAAACAAGTTTAGCCACTGCTATACAAATTTTTAATGTAAAACACTTACCTGATTTTATGAAGTGGAAAGTACAATCTAAATTTAAAAAACTTAATGTAGGTACAGTTCCTGGTGGTACACAAATGGGTGGTGGATTAGTTAATATGCACTTGCTTTACATACCAACATTTTTAAGCATACAAATATTACCTAAAGAAGATAAGCAAGAAGTTCGTGAACGTTATGCAGAATTTAAAGATTGGTTATTTGCTCATTATAGACAAGATGATGAGTATTGGAAAATTAATCCTTATGGTTGGAAACGTTGGGAAGCAGTAATGGATCATATGGATGCACAAGATAATAGTCATTTACTTCCAGGCTTCAAAGAGTATGTCACTAAACTAGATGCTATTAGAGGATTAAAAGCGTCTAATGTTTTTCCTGAGTTAGAACATTTATTATGAAACTTAATAGAATAGTTACAACACAACCTGCTCATGTTTTAGATATTAGATTCTGGCCAACTGATATTTGCGATTATGATTGTACCTATTGCTTTCCTAATTCACATCCTGAAATATACAGGTATCCAAAGAATGTCACTACTGTAGTAAAAAACTTTAAAACATTATTTGATGTTTATACTAATAAATTTAATAAAACAGAGTTTTGGATTAATTTAGTAGGAGGCGGTGAACCAACATTATGGCCGCACTTTAATGAGTTTTGTAGAGAAATAAAAAAAGATTATAATGTTAAACTTAAAGTAACAACTAATGCTTCTAGAACAATAAGGTGGTGGAAAGATAATGTTCAATACCTTGATGGTGCGACATTAAGTGCCCACCATGAATTTATGGATGTAGATCATTTTATGGAAGTAGGTGATTTTTTATATTCTAATGATGTACGAGTATCAGCATTGATGTTGATGGATTGTGAGCATTGGGATAAGTGTGTTGCTATTGTAGAGAAGATGAAAACTAGTAAACATCCCTGGATTATTGAAGCTAAAAGTATTGTTCAATTCCCTGGTAAAGATATTAATTCTTATAACCAAGAACAAATAGACTATATTGCAAATACTATGAAACGGGTTCCTGATAGTGATTTTATATTAAGGCATTTACGTTCTTTTAATATCTATGAAAGTGTTGCATTGTTTGATGATGGTTCAGCAAAGCCGATGACATCTGAAGAATATATTCATAATAAATGGAACTATTTTACTGATTGGACTTGCCATGTTCCTATAGAAAATTTAGTTATTATATATGATGGTACTGTTACAGGATCATGTAATGCAAATATTTTTAAAGATGCAAAAATTAATATTTTTTCAGAAACATTTAAAGAAGAATTTGAAGAAAAAGCATTTGATTTAAAACCAATCAAATGTCCATTTAAAGAATGTGCTTGTTTACCTGATACTCATATTACAAAGTATATTTCGTAAGATTAATATCCGCGGCACAAGTACACCAATCTCGTGTACAAATAATATTTTCAGTTGGTCTTTTAAAAGTACCTTTATAGATATTACCTAAACTACCCCCAACGCGACAAGTAGCACGATGTACATCACCATCCCAATTTACCATTAAACTTTCCAATCCTGCTGTACAACTCCACCCTTTAAATTTATTGGTTTTATTAATAAGCAAGTCATTTACGTTACATTCAACCTTCCCATCAATTAAAGTATTAACAGGTGGATTGTGATTTTCGGTCTTTAAAAAGTCCAATTCTTCCTTAGAATAGCGTTCCAAATCTTCAAAAATATCATGTGCTTCAGTCCAGCGTATAGGACGTAAAGCATAGGGTATATTCGCTTTAGAAAGGCGTCTACAAGCTTCTGTAACGTCGTTTAAGCGGTGGTTTAGCATCATGACGTGTACAAGTACCATCTTGTTTTTAGATGCATTATATACGCTTATAATGGTCTCCAAAATACGTTCCCAATCGTACTCAAAGTGCAAACTAAACACTATATGATCTAAGTATTTGGATAGCATATCTACATAAAAATCTTTGGTTCTTGTTCCGTTTGTTGTTACATTAATCCAAGTAACTTTTGGGCGAGCATAATCTAAGAGGGCAGTAATGTCTGGGTGAACAAACGGTTCACCTCCTGTAAGGCTAATTCTTACATTTTCAATTTTGGCTAATTCGTCAACGGCTTTTTTAAGTGTTTTAATATCCGTATGCGGACTAACCATATCATGAATTTCAGCTGGACAATACGAGCAATCGTAATTACATCGTTTACCCAAGTTCCATTCAACCTTAACACTTTTAGCATAATGTTCATATTTGTTCTCTACTCTAAACATCGTACAGTTCCAATCTTATCATATACTGAAAGAGTTCTTACAATGTCTTTATATGATTTATGATTTAATTCACTTGCTTCAAGATCAATTTTAGCTACAGGAATCATTCCAAAGCTATTTTTTTTAAAAGTAAGGCCTTTTTCCTTAAGCCATCGATTAATTTGCAATTTCCTTAAAACGTGCATAAGCCAATTAACATTTTTGCCAAATTTTATCATAACATCAGAACTATAATGTGTTTGAGGTTCGTCTATAGTATATTCATCATTATCTTTAAAAATATCTAGCATATTTTTACCTACATGGCAATAATTAATATATACTTCACCGAATCGCCATTTAAATGTAAAGTCATTATAATCTTCTAATTTTCGTCTAGGTCTATTTTTAAATGTTACAACGACTGTAGCCGCATTACCTCTTTTTTGTGATTCATATTCGTGAATTAATATATTAAATTTTTTAAGAGCTTCTTGAATATTATCAGGTGCGTTGTTAAACCAATCTGTACCTATTGTAATTTCACCACGTAAGTTTTCAAAATAAGTATGTAAATAATTTAAATTAGTTTTGTCAGTGGCTCTAATATCTATTACTCTATCATAAGCATTAATAATTCCAATTTGTTCATTAATTAACTTAACATAATTTTTCTTTTGTCCAGGCCAATCAGTAAATCTTGTGCTTTCGTCTATTTCATTATAATTTATTAATTCTTCATACCATTTTTTAGCAATTTCAGTATCGTATGTATTAAAGTATACCCATTTACTATCTTTATTGTTTTTAAATAATATTTTAAACATAGTCAGCAAACTCAGGATTAATTTTATCAAATGGACCTTGCCTTCTTTCTGTATCTAATGTTTTATTAAATGCAATACAGTCTTGCCAATATTCTGATAAGTCCTTTGCTTCTAAGAAGTTTATATTATCAGTAATTTGTTGTTGTGTAATCTTTTTCAAAATAGGATGTTTTTTTACTAATTTATAGTTGTCTACTTTAGTGTACATATTAACTAGTTGTCTAATTACACTTTCTTTTAACGGTTTGGGCAAAACTTGGGCACTTAATACTCTTGGGTATTGTACTCTATGACTATAAAATACTATTTCTAGTTTATCTAAAAAGTACTCAATAACTGTTGGCATTTGCAATACATTGTTAGCTTGAACAGTAAATGCACCAACAATTCTACTTACAGTTGGAATCTTTTTCATTTCTTTAACATTGTTTATAACTTCATTAAAGTTACCATCAGTACGAATGTATTCATAAATGTCCCATAAGCCGTCAATACTAACATTAACTGCTACACTTTTAAATTTAGGCCAATACTCATGGACAGTTCGTTTACCTTTAATACCAAGTGTAGTTCCGTTTGTAGCATACTTAATTTCTATATCTTTACCATAGGGTTCTAACATATCTAAAATTTTATAATGCATAGGATCCATTAAGGGTTCTCCACCAGCAAATTCTACTCGTCTAAAGTGTGGTAATAACTTTTCAAAACTTTTCCACCAGTTAGGACTATCATCAAATAACCCTACATATGGTGCTTCAGTTAATCCTAATTTTTCTACAGCATCAACAAGATAATTGTTTTCAGCTTTATAATGATGTACAATAGATTTCCAATCTTTCCATTGTGTACTATCTAATGGATTACACATACGACATCTTAAGTTACACAAGTTATTAATTTTAATTTCCATAGTTGGCAATTCAAATGGCATTGTGTAATCGTCTTTTAATGTGTCTAATGCATTAGGATATAAGTTAATTCTTGATTCAGGAATAACATTACTAATATGTCGTTGACGTAAACTTTGTACACCTTGGTCTTCTAAATCAAAGCACGGTTTACATACGTCAGGACGTTCGTTGTTTAAAACTTGTCTACGAACTTCGAGCATTTTTTCATTGTTCCATGCTTCTTCTAATGTTTCGTTTTGTATCCAACCAATAGGTTGACTACGACAGCAAATTTTAATTGCGCCATCTTCTCGTGTTGCTAACCCTGTAAAAGGGTGCATACAAAATGTACATGATTTACAGGTTTCTTCTGTCATGATATACTCTCGGCCTCCTTTATAGCCCATTCTCGTTCTTTACACCAAAAACACTTTCCACACTCAGGAACGGATTGTCCTGGAACATACGTTTTATAATCTAAGTTTCCAAAGACTTCAGGATAGTGTGTTCTATCACCCTCGCAACTACGAGTAAGTGATAATAGTCCTCTAATATTATGTTTATAATATTGTGCAATAATCCAATCTTTGCTTGTATAGATAAAAGGATGACATACTGTTACGCCCATATGTTCTCTAATTAAAGGTGTTAGGTCTTCTGTAGGCTCAATATCTCTATCATCTAATTTACCTTTAAAATCTTTTGTAGGATTTTTGTTTACACCGGCAAACCACGCATCAAGCCCATACCTAAATGCAATATATTCTGCGTGTGAGCGTAATATAATTTGATTACCGCTTTTTAATTTTCCATATTCATCAATAATATTAGGTCCTTTATCGCCCCATTCTAAATCGGGTGGAATAAAGTTTTGGTGCATAGTAAACCTATGATCAGGAAAGCGTTCTTCTAACCAATTATATACGTCTAATGCATTATATTTTTGCCACGGTCTAGTTTTCCACATTCTAATATTAGTTAAGATATGTATATTAGCTGTATGACTAGTACTAGAGCATATTAAGTAAGCTAACAAGGCACTATCTGCCCCACCACTTAAACTAATACCTATATTTCGCCATGCTTGTAATATAGGAAATTCTACCTCGCCATACTTAACGATATTGTCAGCGTATTGTGTTTTTTCTAGCATTATTATATTTACCGTAATTCTCTGGGCAGTTAATTACTTCCGATAAGTATGTATATCATGTTAAAAAATACATACATCTATCATGATGTGACTGAGATTGTTGATATATTACCGCCCTTGAAAGAAGGTAAAAATGATTTTACCAAACAAACTGGAAAATTTTTTTACGACCCGTGGGAGGTATTACCAGAGTATAAAGGTACATCATTAGAAGAATTGCATAATAAATTACCACGTGCTGGCCAAATGCGAGCTATGGTAATGCATGAAGGTGATTGTTATTCTGAACACGCCGATATTGATGATAGATATCATTTAACAATAGATGCAGAAACTAGTTATTTGATTGACCTAGATCATGACAAAATGTATCCTACATTAGTTAATAATACAGTTTACTTAATGAATGGTGGTACAATTCATACAGCCGCTAATTTCGGTCATGTTCCTAGAACAGAATTAGTAGTAAGACAATTACTAACTCATAATAAGTTAAAAGATCCTGTTAGATTAAATTTAGCTGTTAATTATGATGTATTTGATTTACGTTATCGTTTTGATCTTGTGTTTAGTCCTTGGTTAAACCGTGCAAATAAAAATGGTATAATTGATAATTTTGAACCTGTCAGTGAAAAACAAATACTTGTAGATTTAGAAAAAGAGTATCTAGACGAGTTTAAAGGTTTAATTGAATTTTCAGAATTACCAGTGGAGATGAAAATTGACTGAAATTAAATGGAAAGAATTTCGTAAAATTATTGATGGCAAATTAGACAGAGGTAGTTTGGCCTATGATGCCTATGTTAGTAAAGATCAATATTTAATGCATTTTGATAGTGAATTTTTCTTTAAAAAAGAACTAGAACATATGGAAAGGTTATCTGAAAAATCATATGCACCAGAAGTAGATAAAATAGATTTAGAAAAATTGATGATTTATCTTCCTCTTTATGATAATTTAAATCATTTAATTGCAGAAAACAAAGCACCCGATGATTGGAAAGAACAAGTGCATAAAATTATTGAAGACCTAGAACGGATGAATGTTTGGAAACTAAACTTGTTTACTCATTGCTTTTATGTAAAAGAAGGATCATTACATATAATAGATCTTTATGGTTGTGTATTTGATGATGAAATTGTTACGTTTGGTCAAATTGATCCTATTTTATCAAAACGATCAAGGAATCTTTTCTTACAGTTTAAAGAATTAGATGGAATTGTTGATATGAGAGAAGCATATAGATATAGCAAAGTAAACAATGTTTGGGGATTACGTGATGATTGATTGGGATAATATCCTAGAAGAAATTAAAGATAATCCAGGTCAAAATGCTCCGTTTAGATTACCTTTAGATGAACCAGTAGTAAGAAAGATGATAGATGATTTAAAAGGATATCCATCAGAATCAATTGAATGGTTTAATTATTATCCTGCTGTAGATTTTAATGTTCGTGTAGTAAAGGAATTTAGTGATCTTGTAGAAAAGGAATGTGTTCGTGCGTGGATTAGTAAAATTAATCCAGGAAAAACAGCACCGTGGCATTGGGACTGGGACGCTAATGAACAGTCATATCTTAAGAAAGGGGACCTAGTTAGATTTCATGTAAGTATAAGTCCACCTTCACCAGGTCATGTGTTTATGGTTGATGATAAATGTTTTTATAATGAAAGGCAAGGTACAATATATGAATGGGAAAATCATAGGTCATATCATGCTGGAGCAAATTGCGGAAGCAAACCAAAGTTCCTTTTTAATTTTTTAGGTTATAGATAATGAAATTAGTACAAGTTCCTGACACATATACAGAAGAACATATTAATAGTGATAGACTAGGAGGAATGATCCCTTTATTTGATAAACGGATAGAGAAATTAATACATAATTTAAAAACTAAGAATATTGAATTTTTAGATCATACATTAATGACGTTAAATGAAAAGGTTGGTGTAGATTTATTTGAACGCTTTAAACATGATTTTACTAATCATTTAAAGTCATCTATGTATAATCATTTAACTGGCTTTGAAGCATTTAAAGAAGTAGATATTATTGCAGGCTGTACACAATTCTTTGATGACTTATATGTTATGAATAAAGACATACAAGTTTTACAAAACGAATACAAATATCACGAATTATTAAATCCTAATTTACAATATAGAACAGTTGAATCATTAAGAGCTCATACTCCATTAGTTATTAGTTTACCTTTTAGCTTTCATGGTCAAGAGCATCCAGAGATGGATAAAATTTTAGAAGAATGTTTAGAGCGATATATACCAGTGCATATAGATTCAGCTTGGATACCTGCTAGTAGAGACATTTGTTTTAATTATGATCACCCTGCTATACATTCTTTTGCTATAAGCATGAGTAAAGGATATGGTACTGCTGGTTGGAATCGTATAGGGTTACGTTGGCAAAGAACACGTAAAGGTTATGACACTATTAACATATTAAAAGACTATCATCAAATAACTACATATCCTGTAGCAGTTGGATTATATTTTTTAGATAACTTATTACCAGATCATTTGTGGGCTACACACAAAGAACGTAATGAGAAAATTTGTAAAGACTTTGGTTTAACACAAACGAAAGCAATTCATATGGCTAGGAATGGTGAAACAAATTATGGGCTTTCGCCTTTAATTAGATATTTGGAGTATAATAATGCTTAGAGGAATTGGCGGGCAACCGTATATTGCATTAGATAATTATCTAGATATCGACGGATTTAAAAAACTCAATCCAGAAATTTGCAAAGGATTTGCTTTAGCAAGGGAATATGCAAAAGAAGGAACTTGGATGGAGCCTGGATTTAAGTTTGATGATATGAGTTACGTTTTAAATTGGAAACCTATTTATAAAGCATTTGCAGAGTATCAGGAATTACCCGCTGACGACCCAATTAAAATTCAAGGTGCTGAAATATTTCCAAAAGATTTTAAGGATTATAAACAAAGAAATTTATTTACACGATATCTTAAAGGAGCATTAGGAGCCAACGATCCTTACATATATTATTTTCTTTGGGAAGAAGGTGATTGGCATAAACGTAATGCTGAACGTAAACCAACAGAAGAAGCAAAATATTTTCCTGGTGTTGTAAAGTGGGTTGAAGACTTAATTGAAAAAAATGTTATTACACAAATAGGAAGAGTTATCTTTTTTCATTGTGAACATGACGGTCATGCGTTCGAACATCGTGACCTAGATGGCTCTAAAGGTACCGATCAAGGCTTTAGTCCGCATAACAATGAGTTTATTCATATAAGATATAGAACTAAAAGAGGCTTTTATATATGGGATCCTGAAGCTAAACAGAAACATTATGTTAATTCTTGTGCCGCTTTTTGGAATGATCAAGATTGGCATGGTGGTGAAACTAGTAATGAACAAGAGTATGGTTTAAGAATCGACTGTAAGTTTAGTGATCGCTTTAGAGAAGAAATAGGTATAGCCTACCTGGAGCATTATTAATGAACTATAATTATTATTACAATAACGTTCCTGGTAAAGGTCAATGTAGAAATAACTTAATTTATACAAGCCTTATGAGTGAGGACAAGACTGAATTTGTACAGTGGTATTACAATGATACAGAATATCATAATGGACAAAATGAAGTTGTTGATCCTGCTTTAATGCAACAAAAATGGGAAAGAGAACTTATATTTTTACAGTTTATGGAATCAGAAGCACCCAATATGATTCCACGAATTATAGATATTGATGATGAGCAACGTAAGATTTTTCTTGAAGTCCAAGGTCCAGATTTTTGGGAACAGGCAAGATGTAATCAAGATAATTTTAATTCAGTTTGCCCAGACTGGCAAGAGCAGATGTTAGACATACTTGAAGTTCAACAAGATTTAGGTCTTTTTAAATTTAGTTTGCACCCTAGTAGCTATTTTTTAGTTAACGGAAGATTGAAAAGTATTAATTATTTCTTTTGTTATTCACAAGAAGAACAGTTAATCACAGTTAATGAACATTTAAGTCATATTAGTCGTGATAGACAAAAAGAATTATTCCCACAAATGGAATTAAAAGGTATTAGTGTTAATGAACCTCAGCAATATAGAGACTTACAGATGTTATGTTTTGATAGTTTCGCTAGTGATTATCCTGCAGAATTTATAGAAGAAGCAAAGAAGATATATAGTGTACAAAATAATCCCTTATAATGAATCAATAGACCTTACTGAATTTTATAAAGAAGCACATCAAAGAGGATTGCATAATAATTCTACTAAGAAAATGCTCTTTGATAGTATTAGTAATGAACGTGAATGGCAAGTATGGATTTTATATTATAATAATGAAATAGTTGGTACTACAGCCGCCCATAGTTTAGATATTATGGGAAATAATTGTTATAGAATTGCCGCACGAAGTTGTGTGTTTACTGATAAATTGCCTTTAAATCATATAAGAACATTAACAGGAATTAAAGAACATCAAAATGCTACAGCTCAGTTTCTGATTCCTATTTGTATCGAATGGCAACCATATGCTAACTTATATATTACTTCTAACGAACATGAACAGGGTACTCAAAGACAAGTTCATAGGATTTTTTGTCCTGCTTTAGAAAAGACAGGTGCTTTAAATAAGGTAGCTGAAAAGGAATATAGAGGTCATAAACAAACTTTTTGGGAAGTTAATGTTGATGTTTATTATAGACAGTTAGATGAATTTGGCCGATGGCCAATTGAAGGATTAGTGTAATGCTACCCAAGCCGCGCCTGTGCGTCCTTGGAATTCACTATCAGTAGTATTATAAATTATCATTCCGGCTTCAGCCGTTAATGCATCTCTTTCAACAGTAGTTAAGTTACCTACTTTATGATAACCACTAACTCGTGCGTTACCTGTAACGTCTAATGCTGAAGTTGAATCTGCAACTCCTGTTCCACCAACGCAAAGTCTTCCAGCACTATCAACTGTTATACCAGCCCATGTACTACCACCATCCGGTGTTGAAATAAGATATATTTTTCCTGGTACTGCACCAGTGGCAATTGTAGCACCCGGTTCAACACTCCACTGAATCATACTTGATACTGTGTCTTCGTTAGTGCCGTCGTGTCCGTGTACTTTAATTGATGTTAGCTCGTCGCCTGCTTGTACAACTGTTTTAGTTGCTAAATTTCCTCTTGAAACTTTGTAAACTATACCTGTAGATTGTGTTCCAGTTGATAAACTTTGTACTTCAATAATTTTATCTGAAGCCGCACCAGCTTTGAAATTAATTCCTTGTGTTGAAACATCAGTATCTCGTCCAATTGTTAATTTTCTACCAATGCCTGGCGTAGAAGTTATATCAAGATAGCCTTCACTAAATGTAACTGTACCATTACTGAGTGTTCCGTTTAATCCATCTACTAATACTGTTGAGTCGTCTGCAAATACAGAACCTTTAACATCACCTGTTACTGTTCCTGTAAAACTTGACGCTTGTAAACTTCCAGAAAATACTCCACTAACTGCATTTACAGCCTTTGAAGTTGCATTAAAAAATGATGAGTTATCAGTTGCATCAACATCACCTTTAAATGTTCCTGTTGCGTTTAAGGCTCCAGTTGCTTTATTAAGTAAAACAGTAGAGTCGTCTGCAACAATATTGGCATTAACGTTTCCGGCGTTAACATCTTGAGTTACATGAATGGTATTATACCATCCTTGATTAAATTTATTAGTTGAAGAGCCAATGTTTCTTGCTCCGTCAACATCAGGAATAACATGACTTTCTACTTTAGCAAGAATATTAACTGTATCTGATGTAGCATCACCTATTGTAAGGTTACCGCCGAGTGTAAGATCTCCGTCTGCTGTAATACTACCTGTTACAGTAATATTACCATCTGTATTGATGTTACCTGTACCAGTAATATTGTAGTTATTTAGATCTAAATTTGACCCTAAAAACTCACCTGCTGTATCAACAGGATTTCCACCAGCTTGTGTTCCATCGCCGATATATAGTCTTTTGGTATCTGTAGTGTATATTAATTCACCATCTGCTGGTGTTATTAATACTCTTTCTGCGTTTGTACCTCTGCGTAGTCTTAAAGCCATTTATTGTTCACTCCTGGATATCGTATATGTATTTATGCCATTAACATTATTTATTTGTTCTTCTTCAAGAAGCCCCGGGTACGTTTTTGTATATCCTTTTTCACACGATCTGTATCTACTCTGAAATCAATGTGTTTAATAGTGTTTTCATACGTGATGAAGAGATCATGTAGGGTTTTTTCTAGCTTATTTACAGGGTTTTTATTCTGGGGATTGTCGTTCATTACGACATCCCAGACCTTACCGTTAGAGAATTCCACCCTTACAGAATGCAAATATTGAAGCGGAATGGCCTTAATATCTATGTCTTTAAATACTTCGGGCCATTTGTCAATAACATTTTGTGGTAGACGCTTCCTAGGCCTTGCCACGAGCGGTAGTCTTCTTGCTAGGGCTCAGTTCTTCTGCTTGTTTCCGAAGATCAGTTGCTTCTTTGAATAGACCATCTGCATCTGCACGTAGTTTAGTAGCTAATTTTTCGTCTGATAACGGTGTTTCAGCAGTTTGACTCTCTGCGGATGCATCGGGAGTTTCAAGTGTACGAACCTCGCCAACTTCCTCTACAGAACTTCCACCTACTGCAAGATCTTTGATCGCTACACCTTTTATTTCTGCAATCTGTTTGTTAAGCTCGTCAAGGCTTACTACAGTTGAAGGGTTTGGTGTCATTTCAACGTTAGACGTACTAACTTTAGTTAGGTTTCCTGTTGTATGGAAACGTGCTAACATTATGCTACCGTCACCAAGTGGTGTACGTTGCATAGCATCTGCAAGTTCGTCAGCAACTTGACCTGTGTTACTTTCAATTAATGTCATTAAAAGATCATGGTCAGCGTCGCGTAAATTTTCAGTCGGACATACTAGGCAACTTTCAGGTTCTCCTGGTAATGTACGGAAGACAACAGCCACTTTACGTCCTGTTTTCTTCATTCGACCGATATGTTTTAAGTCAGCCATTATTTGTCTCCTGTTGTAGCTGGCTTGGCTGGCGTTGCCGGAGCATTGCCTGTTGCCGCTACTTGTTGATTTTGAATACTAGTTAAAAATGTTTCTAACTTTGTATATGTTTTACCGACTGCTTCTAGTTCGTTGGCTTTAAATGCCCCACGACTTTGAGCAACTTCGATAACAGTTTTTAACACTCCTAAATCTTGAACTGTTAGTTCAGGATTACCTGGGGCTGGCCCGTCGGCCGGCGCACCTGTAGGAGGTAGTGTTGTAGCTGATGGTGTTGTCGGAGCCGTCGGAGCCGCTTGAGGCGGAGTAGCCGAGGTTCCTTCTGTTGCCATCGCTTGTTTTCCATCTGACATATATGTTCTCCTTTTAGATGTATTGTATATTATATACGTATATTATTTATTAGTACTTTAAAAGTGGACACGCCAACATGAAATAAGAAAGCTCTTTTGGGTCTTCAAATCCGAGGTTTATCATGGTTGAAACAGCATTTTCCTTGTCCAAAGCTACTTTCTTACCAATAAAGAACCTACTTTTCAGATTATTCATTATCCATTTTGTAATAGCATCTTCTAAGTTATAGTTTTGCTTTAGAGTAATGTATTCAAAGTGTGGGGGAGCCACATTGAGTTGCCTTATACCGAAATAGTTTAGGGCATTGGGTTGGCCTGTTTTTTGTAACATTATGGTTTGCATACCTTCTATATATATTTAAATTGTTTCTTCTTCGACCATCCATCAGTAGTTAAGTCTTTTAAAGGATCTTTTATTTGTTTAATATCGCTCACAAGATTAGGAGCGAACCGCTCAGCTATATCTTCTCCTGTATCGCTATATACAAAAGTTTTAATAGTCCTAACTTTGGACGGGTGCATATATTTGAGTTTAAAACTCCAAGCCTTTGTCATCCTTCATAATGCGCCGTAACACCGAATGGTGCTTTTAAGTTCTTATCATGATGTCCATGAATGATGAATACTGTTTCACAGTAGTTTTCATCACCCCAGCTATCCCAAGGATAACCATCAGTAAACATTATGAAACGTTTTGGATTAATACCTTCTTTTTCCATATATTTCCAATTCGCCATAAAGTCTGTTCCGCCGCCTCCAATAATTTTGTATTCTGATAACTCGTTACCATTATCAGCAGTAAAGTCTTCTTCGCCATATACTTTAGTATCAAAGCACCATAGCTTAATTCTGTAGTCCTGATACTCTTGCATAATGCCTTGTACTTCGCTTAGAAATATATTAGCTTGTTCGTTTCCAATCGAACCACTCATATCAATTCCGATACAAATATCAATAGTTGTATCAAAAGTCATACCTGGAAGAATTGCTCCTGTATGCCATCCCTTGCGTGATGGACGTTGGAAAGAGTAATCATTTTTAATAGTGCTTTGGATCTGCTGACGTAACAGTTCACGCCAGTTCATTTTAGGTTCAGTAAGTTCCTTAATAAAACGGTCAACTTCACCTGGAATGTTACCAGCACCTGCGGCCTGTGCCGCACCTAGCATACTTTCCTTAACTTCGTCACGGATTTTACGGAGCTCATCTTTAGAATAGCTTGGAGGTCCGTTACCTTCTTTTTTACCGTCTTTGGTCTTTTTAGAATTACCTTGGCTTGGCTGATTATCTTTATCCCAGTCAATATGTTCGTCAAGCAATTCGCCTAATTGTTCAAGCTCTTCTTCGTCATATTTTTTATAAATTTCGTCGTAAACTTTTTCAGAAGTCCAACCGTCGTATTTAAAATCTTGGAAAATTGGAATATCTTTTGGTTTTGTACCAATTGAATCACGGATCAAAGTATTGTTAACAATATAGTCAGCCGCGATGTTATGGATTTGTGGATCTCGATCTTCACGTCTTGTCATATGATCGAAAACACAATGTAGAATTTCGTGAGCAATAACGAACTCAATTTCTTTGTTCGTCATTTTAGCAAAGAATCTTGAATTGTAAAATAAATGTCTACCATCAGTTGCGGCAGTACCACACCAGTCATCACACTCTTTAATAATAAGCCTTGTGGCCATATTACCAAAAAATGGGTGGCGTAAAAGTAACCCAACTCTTGCTACAATAATTTTATCCAAAACTTCAGCTCGAAGATCTTTTAACTCTTCTGGAGTAAGTTTAACTTCTTCTGTTTTTGGTTTTTCTAAAGTAACTGTAGTCATCTGTGCCATTCCTCAATTTCTTATTATATGTATATTATACTATATTTAATGTTCATTGTCAACCGAAAAATGAAAGGGGATTAATTAAAATCCCCCTCCAAATAGCGTCTGTTAAGCCGACGCCTCGCCTTGTGCGGCTTTAATATACTTGCCAAAACGTTCATGGAACTCATCAAAACATTCAACTTCATCTGGATCGATTGGAAGTTGATATTGTGTAAGAGCTAATTTGATACCCATGACAACCAATTCAGTATCAAAGTTGTCCATTGAGAACCTTAAGAAATTATTAACTTTGTCGTCAAATTTCTTATCGTTCTTATCACAAGCTTCTTTAAGCTCGTAGCATAAAGAGACTGTCAAGGAATACATGGCACTGATTTCTTTAGTCTCCAGCTTCTTAACTTTACCAGATAAAATATCTGTTGGGTTAGGAAGTTCTGCGGCTACTTTTCTGTGAGCCATGAATTTTACAGCAAGTCCTTCGCCGACTGCACCACTAACTAAATCTGTAGTGGTATTCTCGTCGTCATCGTCTTCCAAAAGTTCGGAAACGAACGACCAAGAACGGGGTGTAGCAAATGAACGACTAGCGGATTTTGGATCAAAATCGTATAAGTCCTTCTTGCTAAATGTCAAATAACCAACAACATCTTGGTGTTGATCATTCTTTACTGCCCACTCAAACCAATCATCAAAATCAACTTTGATTTCTAAGTGAACAAATCTGTTTGCCAACGGAGCAGGCATTCTATAAGTAACGCCTTTATCAGCTTCTCTGTTACCTGCGGCAACAATCAAAACGTTGTCTGGAAGTGTATAAGTACCAACTCTACGGTTAAGTATTAATTGGTATGCCGCGGCTTGTACTGCCGGTGCGGCCGAATTCATTTCATCCAAAAACACAATAATATACTTGTGCTTCTTCGCCATTTTGGCATCTGGTAGTTCGCTTGGGGGTGCCCAAACCATCGTACCTTGCTTTGAATCGAAATAAGGAATACCTTTAATATCGGTAGGTTCCCATAAGCTCAAACGTATATCAATAACGTGAGCTTCCATGCTGTCGCCAATTTGACGAACTATGTCTGATTTTCCAATGCCTGGGGGACCCCAGATAAAGATTGGACGTTTCTTTTTAAATGCTCGGACAATACTTGCCTTTGCACTATTTGGACTAACTTGTCTTACTGCTAGATTTTCCATTGTATTTGTACTCCTTTGCCTTTGTTATGTTCAGTGCCTTATTATGTATACTATTATAGCACCAGTAACCAAAAAGGTCAAGTGAAATATGCGGTTTTTCTGCAAAAAATAACCTAGTAAAATCAAGGGTTTATAGAATCATTTGTCCGTTTTAGAGCTTTATTAAGTCCATATTTTCGGACATCTCCTGAAAAGAGGTGTAATTCGAGTGCTTTTTTTTCATTTAAAACAGAAACACTTCTATTAGTAAGATAATATGGACAGTCTATAAACTTATCCAAAAAAATTACAATTTGGGTAGTTACTTTAAAGTTGTCTGGAAATGGAACTTCGTAATTTGCTAGTTCTAATGTTTCAGTAGTAAAGGCAAAACCATCTTCGGTTAATCGTAAACCTCCGGTTTTCTTTGCTCTAGTATTCTGCCACCACTTGGGCATATACTCTTTGAGTGTACTTTCGTTAATTGATATGCCGGCTTGTTTTAAGAATACCTTGGTATAGGTTTCTTTTAAATTCATTTTTCCGTAACTGTCTCACCTGCTGTTAATTTTACAACTGTAAAGTCTGTACAATTAAAAAGGTCGTTAAGTTTCTTTGCGAGGTTGTGTGCATGACCAGGATTACTAAAGCTAACCTTTTTATATTTTGGTCCTGGATAGTTTGTTAGTACGTTTGATGATTTTAAATTAAAAGGTTTATTTTGATAGAAGACAGCCCATATGGCTTCAGCCTTCAGAACCTGTTCCGAACGGTACGATTTTTTATTAACGTTCTCTAATATAATTTCTGGTTTTGGTCTACTCATAGTTTGTTCCTGTTAAACATACTACTATTTATCTCAATATAGCAGTTATGTACGCAGTTTACTCTAAGAGTAGAGTGTAGTTATAGAGGGGTATTTAGATGGTTATTTCCACTTCGAACCACCGTCCATGGAAATATTAACAACTTCTTCTACTTTGTTAGATTGATCTACCAACTTTTCAAGATCACCGTGTAATCTAGACATTACACTACCTAAGGTAAAAGCAAGATTTTTTGCATCTTTGATTTCTATTGCCACTTCTTTTTTCTTTGCATTTTCGGCAATTTTAACTTTATCAATAAATTGTTCTAAAGGAATAGTGTTTAATGGTTTAACGGTTTGCACGGCTTAACTCCTGACGCATTTCTAATTCATCTTTAAATGGTCCTTTGTGTTCATATTTTTCTAAAGTAACTAATTTTGGACAAAAACTTTTAACCCATCCCTTGTCAAAATGAATTATAAAATAACCAGCACAATATAGACTTTTAGATTTTTTACTTTTTGTAAATAATGCAAATTTCCTTTTAAGGTCATAAACAGCATTATACGGTACAGAACTAGTTGCTAGATTATAAATCACTTTGTCTACAGTTTTATTTGCATCACTTATACTAGCAGTCCATAGTATTTCACCACCTATACCTTTTTTAAGATCTTGAATACAGTTATAATATTCAGTTCTTGATTCAGTACTTTTGCGTTGTTTTGAACAACAATACATATAATGATTGTTTTCATCCTTAGATAATGTTCCAAGTTTCTTTGAAGTAGTTACATCTTCAATTATCCAGAATTTGTTTTTTAGTATTTCTTTTGCTTTTACATCTGTCATAATACAGGATACCTCGCTTGTAATGGTTCAGCATAAGCCTGAGCATTATCTGTGATTCTTTGCATATCATATAATGCACAGAATTTCATCAATCTCAAACCTACTTGTGGAATATTTTTAGGTTGTGCGTTTTCAACAACCGTAGTTTTAATTTTTTCTTTAATATATTCAGGTTGTGCAGTTAAGTCACATAGTTCTACATTTCGATTATAATCATCTAATACCCTATGTTCTTTGCCTTCATGATCTACCCAACGTTGCAACATTAAATTATTCCAACTGTAACCTTTTGTTTGCATATCATTAAATGCCTCTTCCAAGCCTACTTTGTTTCTTGTGCCTTTACTTCTAACACCAGGGTATGCAGAAAATACATTATCACTTGTATCTCCACGAACACACTTTTGAAAAAGTGCCCAGTCTGGGTTTGGTGCTAATTTATCTTTGCCTGTCTTTTTGTCAACAACTCGTTTTCCTTTATCGTCAAAATAACCTTCGTGTGTAATAGTTATATTTGACACACCGTTATATTGACAAACTGTTGGTGAAATTAATTGTGTAAAATCACCATCTGTTGATATAATTGCGTGTTCATCATTTGGATGATGCTGGATCCAGCCTGCAATTAAATCATCAGCTTCTAATTCTGCGTGTTGTAATACAGTACAATTTGTCTTAGTTGTTATAAACTCTCTAAAGTTATCGAATGTCTCCCAAAAGACTTTTTCTTCTTCTTGTTGTGCTTCTGTTAGAGCATCACGTGCCGCTTGTCTATTTCTTTTATATGGTTCATAAACATCTTTACGCCAACTACGGCCTTCTAAACAAAATACAATATGATCTGCATCAAAGTCATTCCATGCTTTCTTTAAGCTATTAAAAGTAATATGAAAAGCCATACCTACCTTCATATCAAGTTCGCCACGCACTACATGACGAGCTCTAAAGAACGTATTTGCTGTATCAACTAGAACGTATTTCATCTGCTATATCCTTGTTCATAAAGGTTACTGTTTTTAACGGTGTCGGAGTACCGTGTTCTTGAATCCATAAATCAAATGCAATACTTAATCTTGTACTATCTTCGGTATATTCGTCGGTACGATGTTGAATATATCCTGGAAAGAAAGTTAATTGTCCTTTTTTATTTTGAACGTGCATTTCTATATCAGGTTCATAAGGAAATTTATAAAATGTTTTAGTGTTATAATTTCCTAAATGTATATTGCCACTAAGATATGTTATTGGGGAAGCACCATGACTATGAGTGTCTATTTTTTCACCTTTACGCATAATATTATACCAACATACTATTTGTAGATCTTCTATTGGTGTTTCGTCTTGTTCAACAAATTCTATATATGATTTTTGTATAAACTTTTTAAGCTCATTAATTTTTGGTTCTTCTTTTCCTAAATCAAAAAGATTATAAGAACCAAATCTTGCTGTTACAGAATAGTCACCTAATCCTGTACCCCCATCATTGCTAGGTTTTTGTTGTAAAATATCACGTTCTTTTTCTAATAGAAAAGATGTTACTGCATCAACCCCAGCTTCGTCTTTCCAGATTGTGACACCAAAAGGTACGTTCCAAGATGGTGCATAGCTGTTTAACGGTTTTGAACTTTCCATTTTTTCTATTTGAATCACGATATTTCAGACTTTCCTTTATCTGAAACAGGACCAACATTAATGTACCCTGCTCCTCTTGAAGGATCTAGTCCTTGTTCTTTTAAGATATTTCGTGCAACGTCTTTAAACCAACCGTCAACTATTTGCTCGTTAGTTTCGCCTTTATAACCAGCATCTAATAATTGTTCAATAAATTCGTTGTTCCAATCGAGTTCAAAGAACCCGTTCTTAATATCTTTTGGATTAACGTGAGTATCTAAAACTCCTACCCAGGGTTTTCTAGCTTTCTGGGCCGCCTTCTTTTCAGCCATTAACAATTCGAGTCTAGTTTTTTGTTTAGGATCTGTTTCTTTTTTAAATAAGTTCTTTAATTTATCTAACATAATTATATTCCTGATTGTCTAATTTTTTCAATATCAATATCTTGTTGTGGTAATACATCTTTAAGTTCCCCATGAATTTCCGAAGATGTCGACGTGTAGTCTTGGGGTATATCTCCATCCTCGACCCATTGCAAGTTTGGCGACTGTTTTTGCGTTTTCTTGGTATTCTTCGTAACACCCACCCACGGCCATACAGTAAACTGGACACTCAACTCCGGCAGATTTGTACTCGTCCACAGCTTTAGTAACTTCGTCCACATCCACTTCGTCAGCCACGACAAACTTAAGATACAAGTGAGTCCCAGGGACAGTAAAATATGAACTAGCAACTTCAGGCTTGATAGCATCACTCCATAACTCGCCACTGACAGTAAGTTTCGGAGAGCACGACCAAGTAGTATGAAATCTTGCTTTAGTTGAGATGTAGTCTCTGAAATCATCTCTAAGCTCTTGTGTAGTGTTTGTTTCAAACGTAACATTTTTTAAATCTCCCATTTTTGGATGCTCAAATAATTCTGTATACATCCTTTGCCAACCGAGCAACGGTTCGCCCCCTGTTATTACAAGGTGAATATCTTGCCCATTATTGCAAGTCCATTTGCCGTCCGGTGTTAGAGAAAGTAATTCATCAACTAGATCATCTAGTTGGTAATCCGTAGTAAACTTCTTAAATCTAGGATCCCAAGACGCATAACTGTCACAACCTTTATGCACCAAAGGTAAATCTTTCAATACTTTATACTTATCCGGGTTTTCCTGGTGGTCTTTAGCAATTAGATCATAGTCATTTGCCAATTCGCCTCTAGGCATACCGAATCCTTGGCATTTAAAATTACAACCAAACATACGTAAAAATACCGAAGGTACCCCAACAAATCTACCTTCTCCTTGCACACTATAGAATGCTTCACATACTCTAGCCTTCATATATCTTCTCCCTTATAACAGCCTTATCGTAGCCTAATCTGGACATCTCGTCCAAAAACTTTTCTTCTGTCCAAGCACCATACTCAAACATTTGTATTGCTTTATTCACTTTACGATTCCAAAACTCTCTGACATTAGCTACACTCATTTTCCGTGACCTTTCATGCTTAAACAGATGTCATAAAATTCTTGTTTTAGTGCTGGGTCTTCACTAAATGCACCTAGCATAATTGCAGTAGTCATATCTGATTCGTGTTCTTTTACACCACGTTGTGTCATACAATGGTGTTCTGCTTTAACTACTACCGCTACGTGTTTTGTCTTTGCATATAACGAAAGTTCGTTTGCAATTTCTGTAGTCATTTCTTCTTGTATTTGTGGACGTTCTGCAATATGATGTACTAGTCTATTAAACTTACTAAGACCAATAACTTCTTCTTCAGGTATAATGCCAACCCAAGCATTACCTACAATATTTTGGAAGTGATGGGCACAAGTGGACCTAATACTTATTGGTCCACTCGTATACAAAGATTTGTAACCCATATTGGGAAAACTTGTCACCGCAGGACGCGGATTAAACCGACCTCCGAAGATTTCGCGAACATACATTTTTGCAACACGTTTTGCTGTATTGCGAGTATTATGATCGTTCTCAGTATCTATTACAAGTGCTTCAAGAACTTTTTGAAACGCTTCTTGAACTTCCGTTTCAAGTTGTTCTTTTTCGTACTCATAAATGTGTTTACTGATATTATCATTCGCATGAAATCTTATGCCTGCGTCTATCAGTCTTTGTCGAATTTGTGTACTTACTTTTCCCAATTTATTTCTCCGATGTTAAGGCAGTGGATTGCCATAATTCATATACTATAATACAGTATATTTAGGTTGTTGTCAAGCATTTTAGAAATGTTTGTTAGCCATTTCAAGCATATCATTATACTTGGCAATCAATTCTATCTCAGTACCTAGAGTAGCAATCATATCAGGATGGTCTGCTACGCCAACAGTATTGTTGAGTAATACTTCAACATTAGCTACTGACTTTGCAATTTGTCCCGCCATGTGTGCCTTGAAAGCTTCTAAGAGTTTTTCTCTCATGGTTTTTCTCCTTTCAATTGGTTAAATTGTGATGGCAAATATTCTAAAGCAATCATTTTATGAATCTCCTGAGAGTAATGTTCATCATCAAGAGTATGCTTTTGAATATCAATCCGTTTATTCTGTGAAAACCATTCTTCAACAGAATCCTTTGCTACTTGAATACTGTCAAAATTGAAATAGTCATTCATTTTGTCAGGGATCCAAGTATGTTTGTTTAAGCCAAATAGTTTTAATTCGGCTCCATATTCCTTACAGAGTGTTTGTAAAATATATATTTCTTTTAACCATTCTCGCTGTGATTTCAGGCTCATGATTTCTAACCATGTTTTACCTTCCATATAAGTGATTTGGCGTAAATTAGGTTCAAGCCATTGAAAGCGAGGGTGGTGAGTTATGTTAATGTTAACTGTATTTACATAATCTTTGGCTCTAATTTGATGTGGAGCATCAATCACTCTGAAGTTAGGATTATCACTATCTCTTACTTCTACGTGCTTTGTCCAACAATCAATTTTTCCTTTAGTTGTTTCGTGCTTATATAATGCCTCTAAAGGAATCATATGTTCGTAATCTGATGGATTAATAGCTGTTACACGAAAACGATTCCAATAAGTATTTTGTACTATAACTTCTTTAATATCATTATATTTTTTAAAAAGAAAAGATAGCCACTCGCTGTATTCATACCAACCGATTCCTATTCTTGCAAAGATTACACCGTCAGCATTCTTACTATTAATATATTCTTCTGCCCAGTTATTCTTCTGCCATCTTCCGGCAAAAGGCCAGTTCTCTTGTGTTAACGGAACATCGTCACCTGGAGCATTCTTAATATTATATCCTGCTGTATGACTACAACCTAAAGCGGCAATTCTCATTCAAATAATCTCATTTGTTTAGAGTCGTCGTCTTTTGGATCTCCAAACTCTTTCCAGTCTTTTTTATAGTTCCCCTTGTCAGGAATAGCATGACGTACTCCGCCTGTAGGATCAGATACATCAGCTTTACGTCTAGGAATTAAATGTACATGAGCATACATTATAGATTGTCCTGCTTCACGACCAACGTTTTGCCCAATGTTATAAGCATCACAATATCCTTTTTGTACCCAATCATAACCCCATTGGTAGGCGGCTTTATAGCATTTTGCTAAATGTTCCCAATCTTCTACTTTAGGAACAAATAATAAATGTCCTTCAGTTACTGGATACTTGTCTTTATATACAACAAAGTCTTTAGTATCGACGAAAGGTTTACTATTTAAAGCCCAAACGGTTTCTTCAAGTTTCATTTGCATCTCCCTTTTCAACTTCAAGAACTTCACCTAGTCTTACGGCGAAATTCGACCAGCCACCGTACCTAACGGTTGGTTGAGGTGTGTCCATCCAGAAGCCGTTGACCTTACGCCAAACAGCCCCGCAATTCCATCTAGTCGCGGCCTTAAATTTAATACGGTCTCCAACTTCTAGTTTCATTTATCATGCTCCTCTACCCATTCAAGTATGTTCATCATTGTATGTAATCTCTTACGGGCATCGTTAAGGTTAAGTGCTGGTACCCACGCGGTACCTTTATTTTGTTGCATTTCTAACATAATATCCTTATGCTCGTCACGTTTTGAAAATTGAATAACGTCTGCTGTTTTAAATTTTAAAACGAAAACTTCTTTTTTCTTTTTAAACGGTATAACATTAGTCATCTCTATATGCACCAACGTTTTCCCAAGGATATACTAACCATACATCTTCTTCAGCTTTGTTTACTTCGTGACACCAATAATTAACACCTTGAAATTCACTTGATAAGTTTTCAGTTAAAACTGCAAAGCGAACATTAGTACATTGATCATTAAGACACCAATCATGACTAATCCATTTAAAAGTAGCACCTGAATCATTAATATCATCTACTACTAAAATATTTTTTCTTTTTGCGACAGCATCTTCAGCCATCCATGTATTAGATTCATTTTTTCTAGCATGATCACGTAAAGCAACCTTTAATGATTCACATCTAATATCTAGCATATTGCTTAATATCGCCGCTGGTATATTACCCCCTCTTGTAATTCCAACTATGTAATCGGGAACCCACATATCTTTATACATACCAAGTACAATTTGTTTGCACATATTTTCTATGTTAGTCCAACTATAATAATGTTTTTTAACCATTTATAATCCTTATTTTATTTTGTTGTAATCCTTCTCCACTATCATGTGGACCCAGGCCTTCTTCTTTAATGTTCGTTTGTCTTCTTTTTAATGTTTCTTCTGTAACAAACTTTAAAGCAGGTGTAAACCGTTGCTTATGTCTAAATCCTGTTGCAGTATGTAACATAGTGCTTGGAAACGTAATAATACGCCCAGGTATAGGTGCTACTGCATAAATCATTTTTTTAGCATCTGTAAAAAGTTTTGTTTCACCACCATCGTTAATATCCCAAAATTTATTTGCATAATATATTAATGTTATTGCTTCAGGAGTATCATCATCGTTATGATACAAAGCATTTTCATTTGGTGCAAAGAAATTACAAGAAGATTTCCAAAGTGCTAACTTGTTAACTTCAGGACAATTCTTTTCACAAAATTCCCATAAAAATTTAAAAGTTGCAGTATTTGTTATTCCTTCACAAGCCATTCCTGTTGGAACAGGGTTCTCTACATTATCATAAGCCCCAAAAGTAAATTTTAAATTTGCACATTCTGTTTCAAGTTCTTTTATTCTTTCACTTGAAAAAGCCTCGTCATAAATTTTAAGTCTGCCATCAATGTGACTACCTACTATCATACTCCGTATTTTTCCTTTAAATACTGTTCGTTATTAATCCATTCACCGTTTCTTATAAATCCCCAGTCTTGTTGTTTTTGTCCCATAAAGAACAAACTCCAACACGGTATTTCGTTACCGTCTGTATCTTTTTTAAGTTCTAGTCTATGTAAAGATTGTGCTTTACAAAAACGAAAATGTCCTGGGCCACGCCAAAATTTACCTTCAGGTGTGTGTTCGTAATATCCACCTTTTAAAATAATCGTAAAATAATCCCATGGATGATCATGTAAGTCATCTAAGTCGCTAACTAAAATTTTATGTAACGTGAGGTTAAACGGAAACCTTTTTCTATCTTTTAAAAACAAATAATACCTAACCAAATACGGAATTTTATTATACCGATCATATATAACTCGTTTTCTATTTTTAAACAGACCCATCATTTTGAGGTTCCTCGTATGTATAATCATCTTTAACTAGATCATAGACAGTTTTAAATTTTTCATATTGGATCTTGAGACCAGGATATTTTTTAATCATATCTTCAATAATTACTTCTGATGGCCAATTGTCAAATGTCTGTCTCTGCCATTCAGTTCCTAAAGCATTATTATCTATGTTTATATTAATAGGTGTACTAGGTGCTGTTACAGTACCATAGTTTGTACTAGCATCAAATGATACAGTATAACTAGAATCAGATTCTCCTGCTATAGCCGGAGTAGTATCATATGATATTTTAAACGGCTGGTTTGGTAATGTTTTTGTATCAATTGTCATTTGCAATTCCTTAAGCACACATATAGTTTCTGACCGCTAAAGAAGTCTGCTTTTAATTTAGCAACCTGTTTTTGCACTAAAGGAATGTAGTCGTCATAGTTTTCTATATAATCTCTAATTCTTTCTGTGATTTTTTCTTTATGATGTGTGTATGCTTTAAATGAAGCTGTCCATTCAGATGGATATTTGAATTCGTCTAAACCCATTTCTTGGTAGCTTAATCTATCTGGTACCATTGGTATAGTATCAACTAACGCACCTTCGTACCAACTTATACCTAATGTTTCTTGTAAGTTAGCACTAAACACAATTTTAGCACGACCTAACAAATTATGATATTCATTTTTTGTTAATTCTTGGTCTTGACATACTATAAATTCATAGTCTGGCAATTGTGTTCTTAGGTCTCTAAATATGTCTGGTTGTTTTTCTGGTGCAATTCTATGTGGGAAAAGAATTAAATTTTCTTTTGGCATATTTCTATAAGAGTCTAAACTGTTAGCTAGATACTCCATAGGCCAGCCTGTACGAATTATTTTACTTGGAGATGCATTTTTAAAACTTTCAAGAAACATATCAATATGGAATTTTGTTGCATAAAAGTTTTGATCATATGTTTCAAACATAGATTGTTCTGCAAATCTACACCAAGGTGCATCGCCGATTAATCTACCTAAAAAGTCTGCTGGATCATAACTACCGGCGTGCCACATACCACCAATTTTAATTTTTATACCTAGCAACTCTGCCATATACTTTAATTGTATAACAGTAGGATTCCATGCGTCTGTATATAAGAAGTAGTCACCATCTTTAACTTCTCCTTTACAAAACATTTCACCTATTTGTTCTAGTTGTTTACTTTTGTAAACATTGGTACCACCAAAGTTAAGAAAAGCCCCAGGCGTTGTAGCCTGAGGAGTTTCTCCTCCACTAATTACAACAACTTCTTCTCTTGTAGCTTTCCGTAGTTGTACGGGTAGATACTCCTTCCATTGCTTGGTGTATCTAGTATCAACTGCTTCTATGTCTACAATATAAATTGTCATTGTTTTCGTTTATTCCTTCTAAAGCGACTTCTCGCTTGGCGTTCTTTTCTAGCCTTCTCAGGATCTAAAAATGCCTGCCAAACTTTAGACTTTTTATTATACAAGTCTCGCTCATCGAACTTGTATCCTTCAAAGCGACAAAAGTCGCGTAACTTATCAAGATCATCAAAGATCTGCACTACGTCGGGTCGTTCCGCAAAGTAGCCCACGATGTTTTCTCCTTCATCTAGCTATGTGCATATTGAATATGGCAACCGTTTTCGCCATCTTCAGAAATGTCAATGTGTACTGTTCTACCTGGATAACGGCTATTAACTTTTTCATATAAGTCATCGGCCATCATCTCACAAGATTTGTAGTCTACATTTAGTTCCCCTTCATATAGTTCCTCCAACCATCGTTTAAATTGTATAAATTCGATATCCCTATCATCATGGAATACATCGATCGCTACTTTAAAATGAAATGTATGTCTGTGTGGGTATCCTAAAAAGGATACATCAAACTTATCTCCAGTAGCTAATTTTGGGTCATCAAGTGCCGCAGGATACTTATGTATCCCTTCTTTGCGGAACGTAACCCATATCATACGTTTTGCGTTTCGTATGCGTTTCTCGTCTGCTTCTTTTTTCATATTTTCTAATACCATTCGGTCCATTGTCATTATTGCTACCATTAGTATAGTACCTTCCGTGCTATTTGTCAACCTCTATTGGTTCGTCTTTTGAATAATCATCCCATCTTGTAAACTTGTTTCGATCCATCAAGTCGTGTACTTGATGTATCCAAACTCCAGGATTAGTTGCATCAAAATTCTCGTCATCAAGTTTAATACAAGCATTATAGTTTAACTGATCAATGTTTGGTAATTTAACACTAATCTGTGAAATAAATTTTTCATAATCATTATATTCTTGTTGTATTACCCAATTGTGGTACTTGATATCATAATCAAGAGTTACCCAAAAGCCTTTGTCGAGTAATCCTAAGATACTCTCCGACCATAATTTAATTTCACCTGTATGATTTTGTATTAAGTCTACGTGGAAACTTTGGTTAGCACCAAGATAGATATGTTGGCTACCTTGATGTTCGGCGTGTTTAAGAATATCATCTAATGGTTGTGGTCCAACAACAAACAATGTGTCCATATCAAATGCAGGTGTATGTTCAACTTCGAACCCAGTAAAAAATTTTACTCCGGATTCTACACCATCATTATAAACACGTTTCATTTGTTATTCTCCACCTTCATCTCTTTCAAAAGGTGCGTCGCCTTCGTCGTTTTTAGAAATTACTTCTAAAATAGGCTTTTCTGTACACCCAACATGGACTAGTTCAACAGTCCAATCGTCTTTTAACATTCCTTGTACAGCTTCAAGTCCACGTGATCTAATAGTACCTTCCCAATCTTGTACAAATTCAACACATTCAGTTTTAGTATCAAAATGCCTAGAAAGAACGTTTACGATCTCGTCCCTTTGAAAACCGTTCGGCTCAGTTAATGTAAAAGCCAGTAACAGCATAAAAGTTTTCATTGTCTTACCTCTTGTTTGCCTAAAATACGATTATTGTCTTATTATAACACAATATACTAATAAGTCAATGATCTAATTCTTCCAATTGCTCCAATTTATCTTTTATTCGGAGTTTCATTTTTTTGTGCCTTTTTATAATTGCCTTTGATTCCCAAGACCTATCTCCATCTCGGTCTTTTTCCATTTCTTCTACTTTGTTATGTAGATAACGGAATTCTTTCTTAAGTCGCCTCTGTCGTTTGTTCTTGCTCATTCTCCAGTTCCTCTAGTTTATGCTCATGCTCTTCAGTGAACTCATCATCTTCAACTAGTGGCGTTGTACCATCGGACACATCAAATAGTGAATTAAACTGAGCACTTGCATTCACAGTTCGTTTACCTGTCATACCTCTAGTTCCTATCACCGAAATCCAAAATTTATTAAATTCTTCTATTACTGCCATTGCAGTATCTTTATTATCTGTTGCAAATATAGCCTCTATAATATCTCTAAAGTAAACTCTATCAAATCGTTCATCAACTAGCATTTTAGGAATTACATTATTATCATATTGTCTGTTTGCTTCTTGTACTGCATTAATATGATGCCAAACATTATGTCCCATTTGAATTGCATAACTAAATGAATCCCAACTAGTTCTACCTTCTTTACCTATCTTATTTAGGTCGCCTGGCTTATAACAACATACTTCTGAAACTTTTAATCCGTCCGTTATAGGTGAATTTTCAAAGTTTTTAAATATACCGTCTTGTAATACTGCATCTTTAAATAAACGAGAATCTGTAGCATACTTCTTATCATCTATACTCGGTACCATTCGGTACACCCATTTAGCTCTATCTTGTGTTTCTGTTTGAATATAAACTTGTCCATTTGCAGTTGCTAAGAAAGGACTTGCACAATCAAATGTAACTGTAAAGTTTGGATTGTGATATTTACGAACTGCTCGTTGTACGTCAGTTAGTAAGGCCGCCCATTCAAGTTTAGATGTACCTAAGAAGTGCATAAAGTCATGTTTACCTGTTTCCAATAGTCCATCAAAACGTAATGCTACCAGTCTTTTTAATACTAGATGTATGTCACACATATTCTGACCACCCATTGACCAACCCCTAAAATGATCGCTATATTTTTTAGGATCACAATAGTCTTTCATTTGCTGATACCAATCTTCTGCATCAGTATGATTTTCACCTTGTAAAACATTTAAGAATTTACAATTACCATTTTGATTCTTCATAAAGTAATCGTTGTTAATGCGTGTTGCATTAACGGCATCTTGATAATTATCAATTCCTGTTGCTTTTGCTCCTGCTGGTGAACGAGATACCCAAGCTGGAATATCTAATATCATTCCATAATCCATATATGAATCCATCCAAGTAAGAACTTGTTCACGTTTCTTTTTAGCTTTAGGACAACTAGGATCTTTCCAATCGCCTTCCCAGACACCTTTACCAATTTGGAAACCACCTGAGTCACCAAGTAGCCAACTGTTATTACGATCCCTGTTACGAATCATATCTTCTTTAGGTGAATGTTTGTTTACGTCTAACTCGGCATGGCCTGCACTATATAGACTCCAATGGTATTTGAATAAACCCTTTTGTGGGTTTAACCAGTTCATACTTTCTACATCATTTGGGAAGTTTGATGGCACTCTAGTTTTTTCAACATACTCTGCGTGTCGTTGTTTTCCTATATAAGTTGCAAAGAAGCCACTTATTGCTGGAAGGAATATTGCATAATCTTTTTGTGCAGTTGTTAAGTCTGTATTCATTTGTTACCCCAAATGTTCAATTGCCTCATAACCAAACCATAAAGCAAATATAAGAAACGTATATCTTGTAATTGAAAATAGTGTTTGTGTTTTAATGTGTTTTCTTATTAACGGAAAAGCACCAAATACTAATGCAATGGCAAGTCCTGCCCCTAACCATCCATCGTTTGTATTGTTTACTGCTTGAAACATAAAAATAAATATTTCCATAAATTCTCTAGCAAAAATAAAGAATATTGTAAACATTCCTACAAACAAACCTGTTTGTCCACTTTTAATATAGCTGACGTGTTGTTTAATATGCGCCGCCATATTCTTACTATTAAAGAACAAATAAAACATTAATAAAGAAAGTAATGCATACATACCTACTTCGTATGCCTCTAATGCTTCACCTAAAAAGATTCCAGATGCTAATCCTGTTAGTAATCCTATAAAAGCTGGTACATATACTTTCCAATTTAAACCTATAGCTGTAGAAACCATGACAGTTAAAAACATCATTTCTAAAGCCTCACGCCCTACATAAACAAAACTTGCTAACATTATTTGCTCTGTGCGGGTAAGATATAGTTGTATTCAGATAATCCTGAATCAACGCTAATTTGCATAGCACCTTGATCAGAAAGTTTCATAGTTTGCTTCCCGTCAAGACTTAAAATAGCTTGTACTTGTGCTACTGGCCAACTCCAAGAATGTTTTAATTCTTTTTCAATTCCTGTATGTTGAAATACAAAAGAGCCTGCGTGTGTTGAATGATCACCAAAGTAGAATACTAAAGTGTTGTTTTCTGTTTTAACTGTAAAAACAGTTTCTTCTGCGTGTGCGGCACTTTGTAATTTCATTCTGTTAATTGCCGCTATGCTTGGTTCAAATTCTACTTCCCAAGTTGCACCTTTAAATTTAACAGACTTTAATTTCTCATTAATAATTTCGCTATTCATAAAACGATAATCATTTTGGAAATCACCTGCTTCGTTTTCAAAGTGAATATGTGTCGGAATAGTTACTCCGTTTCTATCTGCTTTTTCTACAGATAGTTTTGCATTTTTCTGATATTCCGGATTCTTTAAATGCAAGGCTAACTTATCTAAGTTTGGCATACCAAATGTTTCTTTAAATTCAGAAACTGGATTTTTAGTTGTTGCTGATAAAATTACAGAACGATCCTCAGCCATACTCTCGATAGTAGTACTTTGGTCGTCGCCTGTAACCTTAACTAGATTAAGAAAGCCTAGTGAATGTGTATGGGCAACGATATCTTGTAAGATGTCTTTCATACGATTTTCTCCATTAAGTGTTTATTATACGTGTCTTTTATTATAAAGTCAAGCATTTTTTTGTAGTCCTCGCTCATTAAAATACTCAAATATATCGAGCGTAGGTTTCCAGCCAGACTTTTTTAATATTGAAATGTCTGCTTGATTATCAGTTCGTTCGTGTTTATCTCCGATTTTTAATTTAGGATATAAACCCAAATGGTCTGTAATATCTTTTAGTTTGTGTGATTTTCCTGTGCCCAAATCGATTACACCTGTTAATCGTTTGTCCATTAAATGAATTAGTGCGTCACAAATATCGCTAACGTGGATAAAATCTCGTTTATGGTTGTTGTTTATAAAATCAATTTCTCGTCTTAGAAGTTTTGGTATAAACATATCTGGCCTAGGTTCTTGGTCTCCATTGTATATAGTCGTAAATCGCAGGCCTAAAGCTCTTCGTGGTGCAACACGTTCAATTGTATGTTTTGATAACGCATATGGATTTCTCCAAGGTTCTTTTGCAGTACTTGAACTTGCATATATAATTCTTGCTTTTGGAAATGCTTTAAATAATCTCTTTGATGCTAGTACATTATGTTCCCAATATTCTTTTGGGTGTGTAAGACTTCTTCTGACACCGCTCTTTCCTGCTAAATGAAATATTACATCTACATCATAATCTAAATCACAATCTCTAAGATCTTGACCATCTAAAATATCAAGCGTATGAATTTCATGATCATATAACAATCTTATTCTTAATTCTGAGCCAACCATTCCTTGGCTACCAGTTATTAATATTTTTTTTGAATGACGATCACGCACCATATTCTGCATCAAGTTCGTCAATATTTGTACTGTATTCAATTACTTTATGAGCTCGCCAGTAATCGCCAACCTTAGTCCATTCAACTCTAATATCAAACACTATATCATTATCTTGGACTTGTTTAAAATTTTTAGTGTCAATTAAACCGGGATTAATATATACTTCTGTATTAGTATTTTGCATTAAGTTTACAATACCTAATTTACGTTTGTGAATACATTCACCCCAGGCCTGACCTGCTACAAGCCATTTTCCATAATTCAAACCTTTATTATGAAATTCGTCTATTGTAGTAATATGTGAAGTTGTTGGGTTTGTAAATGCTTTCATCTCATTAAATATCTCAGCAACAGGTCTGTCTTCACCATGGTCACCATATGTTGCAAAAACAATATGTTCAACTGGACGTTCATCAAGAAATGTTATTAGGCGTTTATATAAATTAACAGAATCAGGATTTGTTTTAACCCATTCTCCGCCCCAACAATCTATTAAGATTATACCAGCAAATGCTAAAGTTATATTTTTATTGTATACGTTATTAGCAATAACTCGTTTTCGTAGATCAGTACTAGAAAATCTATGATTGCGTTTATTATAATAGTGTTCTATTCCTAACTGTTCACCAGTTTGTTTACCACTAAAGTCTTTCCCTTCATATTCAACACCTAGTATACGTACATTAATATTATTGTATAATAAAAGAATATCATCTATATCTTTTTCTCTAATATATGGAATAATTTCATTAACATAACCTACACCTTTTAGTTGTGTATATCTTTCAACTATAGTTTGAACTGGTTTATTTTTTTCAGGTCGATCAATTGTCGGATCAATTTGTAATCCACAGATAAGGTAATCACATTGTTCCTTTGCTTCACGTAACATAGCAATATGTCCTGCGTGTAATAAGTCAAATGTACTAAATGTTATACCAACCCGCATAGTTTCCTTGCTCCATAAGATATCATATAATCTGCATCAGCTCTTTCAAAAACATGGTACGTTTCTAATAATTGTTCAGGTGTAGTAATTGATAACCATTCACCTGATACTTGAAATGCTCCACAAGGTTTACCTGTGATTTGTTTTATAGGCCCTATTAAATCTATACTAGTCATGCCTGGTTTAACCATTAATTCATCAGCACCATCGTCTGCATATTTTACTGATTTGATAATAGCTTTATCTCTATCTGAAACATCTAATTGATAAGGTCTTACTATACCTTTTTCTATTCCCATTACATTACGCCAACCACTATAAAAACTAGATCTAAATTTTGTACTGTAACTCATTACAGGAATTTTACTATTAGCATTTTTAATATTCTTAACAGTATTAGGCTGGCAATCACTAGGTGCAACTGTGGCACCTGACATTTCGTAAATTGTTACTGCTTGTTCTGTTAATAGTTCTTCTGTTTTTTCGTCATCACCTGTAATACAACAATGTCCATCTTCTGTATAAGCACATAAACAAACATCTACGTTTAATTTAATATTAAGTTTAGCAAGTTGTTGTGCTACTCTAGATACTTTAAGAAAATTATGTTTATCGTTTAGTAGTTTATTTTCAGGAATATAAAATAGTAAAAATTCATTAACTCCTAAATCTATATCTTTTTTAACACGGTCAACAATACCGTTTCCAGAGTCGTAAATACCGTTTTCGGCTCCTAGTCCGGATGACGAAGAATTTGTACTAGCAAATATTGGTTGTATTAATCTCATTCTTTACCTACCTTGTTATCTTAAAATGTTTATATGTTTGTTGTACGCACTTGGCTTGATAGTAAGAGTCTGCTAAGGCGTTGTGTGCGTCGCTCTGTATTGCTTTACGAGGGTCTTTAGGCATCATTGCAAACAATGTACGACTATCTCTTATTTGCCAGAAGTTCCAAGGCACTGGCTTACCTAACATTTCATATAAGTTTTCTAACATACCAAAATCAAACATAGGACCTTGAGCCCATAAGTAATCTAAACCAACACACCATTTATTTAGGCGTTTAGTTAATTCATCCAGGTCAACTCTGTCTTCATCGCTTAAAGCCTCGTCTTTAATACTTGCTTTTTGTTTAGCCCACCAGTTTAATGTATCTTCGTCAATTGTACGACCTATTTCAGTTTGATCATCTACATTAATGCGTAGGTATAACCCATCGTGGGGTTCATCATCAGTAAAAGGATTAAATTTAATTGCGCCAAGTGTTAGTATAGCAGAATTAGGTTTAACTCCTAGTGTTTCTAAGTCTATCATTCCATGCATTAGTCTTCTTCGCCTCCAAAATCAAATAGTGTTTGAAAAGTATTATGTTGAAGTGTACTTTGTACATCCCAGTTTAACACGCCAATTAAATTACCTAATTTATTATCAATAATAGTTTCTTCCATAGCTTCGTTATCAAATGGAAGTTCCTTAAACCAATCTGGTAAACGTAATTCGTCTGTTGGATAGGCAACACTTGTATAACCTAATGGATTTTGTTTTAGTTTACAAACAATAACTTTCATTCCATCTACAATTGTTTGACTATACTTGTCACCGTTCATACGTTTTAATGTATTCCAGTTAATACTTGCTCGAACGTGTCCAGGCATATTTGCCTTACCTGCTTTTTCTTCTTTTTTTCTATACTCTGTAACTTTATTAGCACGTTTAGGAGATCCTTTTTCATATCCAGGACGTAACTTAAAGTCTTTTCTAAATGCTGTAATACGTTCTAATACTTCAGCTTCTGGTTTGTCAGTTAATACCATAAGCAATAACTCACTTAAAAAGTTTTGCATAAACTCTGGTGTATCAGAACGTTTTAAATCAAGACCCATAGCTTTTACTTTACCTGGGCCATCAATATCTTTGCGTGTACCTTCGTCATCATATATTAATGTCGCATAACGTTTCTTTGTAATATACAATCCGTTTTCTGCAACCATTTCTCTACCTGCTTGAATTACATCTGCACGAGATTTAGGACAATGAAATGCTTTACCCATAAATTCAATAAATGTTTTATTAACTTCTTCTGCTACCTGGTCATATAATTTAATAACACTTTCTTTAGTCCAAGGTATTTCTCCAGATTCTATTTCTTTTTTCAAAATTGGAAATGCTGAAAAGTATACAGAATCTGTATCACCATAAATTACAGAGTCACCAAGATGATCATATGTGCCTGTAATAACTTTATTAGATTCTGCCGCCATATGTTTTGCAATTTGTCTACCTGTTAATGTAGTTGATTGTCCAAGACGTTTATCAAAGAACCTGCAACCGGGATTTAAAAGTGCTCCATATAAACTGTTTAAATTAATTTTTTTAACAAGTTGACGTTTATCCCAATATTCGATTTCAATTTTATTGCTGGCATCAATTGCTTTTTGTTTCATTTCTTGCAGTTCTTTACGTTCTGCATACCAACGTTTTAATAATCCAGGTATAACACCATCAAACTCGTTTGTTAAAATAGTTCCGTTTGCTGTTAACATCCAAGGTTTACGACTATCAAATATTATTTTATAAACTTCTGCCGCACTCATTATTTCTGGATCTCCACCTTCCCAATCAATTGTAATGTCAAAGTCTTTACGTCTTTCCATTACAGCTTCATATTCAAGTGTTCCAAAATGACCTTCCCAAGCACCTGCAAAAGATTTTTTCTTTAATGTCATTGCTTCTTCAACCATTGCATCTGTATCAATAGGACGTAATTGTCCTACAATAGTTGCTGGGTCCATATTCAATGCTCTAATAACACTTGGATATAGAGAATTTAAATCCATTGACCCAATCCATTTATGTAAACCTTTCTTAGGAAATGCAACATAAGCCCCAGCCGCGGTTGCGTGTTCTCTATCATGCTTACTTCTATTAGGTACTTGTAATCCTCTACCATGTGCTTCGTTAATAATTGCTTGTTCTGTAACTGCTACTGCACCCATTGTAGTTTGCAGTAATACAGTATTTGCATGAGCTAGTTCATTACTAAGATCAATAAACTTTAATTTTTGATCTAGTTTGTCTAATAGTGCTACGTCTTGTCTATTATATTCAATAAACTTTTTAAAATCGTTTTTATAAAGTTCGTCTAACGTACCTTCATAAACTGTTTTCTTTTCACCTATTTCAGCTTCACCAATAGCATCCAGTCTATAAGAATGTGTTTCAGAGTATGTATATTTTCTATACAGTTCTAAACTATCTAAATGTACACGACCAACTAAATCATATGTTTCGAGTTTACGCCCATATTTTTCATATTCACGTTTTTTTGGAAGTTGTTGCCAAAGACAAAATCGTCTTGTATCGTCTTTGCTTAATATTTTGCTTACTCTATTAACTGTATAAGGAATATCATAACCTTCTGAGTTCCAACCACTTAATATATCAGCGTCTTCAATTAAGTCAAGAAATGTTTTTAACATCTCTTCTTCTTTTTCAAATAAATGTGTATTCGGGAAGTCTTTAGTTTGCTCTTTAGCTTCTTCCATTGTAATTGTTTTCGGCGGAACTGCTAAAGTAACAAGTGTATCCATCCATTGTAAATGTACACTAATTGCAGTTATTGGCATAAACGGATCTGAAGGATCAGCAAAGCCACGTTCGGGATCAAAGTCTGTTTCTATATCCCAAAATGCTACATTAAGTTTTGGTGCTTCTACATTAAGATAGTTTTCACTTAGACATTGAAAGATAGGATTAACATCACTTTCAAATAATTGCTTTGTATTATTAATGGCTAGTTCTTTACGGAAGTCTTTAGTTGACTTAGATACTATTCTATTTAAAGGATCACCGTAAATGCTTTTATGTTTACCGCGAGGGTCTTTATAATAAAATGTATATTTTATAGGATATTCTGTGAAGTGTCGCTTTCCTTCTCTGCGTTCTACAACACGGATTAGATCTGCGTTACGATCAAATAATGCGTCTACATAACTCATAGTGACGCCTCATTGTTATTTCGTTCGTAGCCCTTTAGGACCGTACCAAAAGTATTCTTTATCATTTATTGCCTTATCATCTATCCAAATATCATAATGGGGCTTTCCCACTTTAACTGATGTTGCTTTAACTCCCCAGCCTTTTAATTGTGCCTTAGTAAACTCTTTATAATCTTTGCCAGAATTTGCACCTCTGGCTGTCCAATAATGTATTTCGTTTCCTTCATCAAAGAGTTTATTTAAAATTTCTATCCGTTCATTAATTGGTTTGCTTTCTTTATAATTACTACCATCAGTATAACATATTGTTCCGTCTATGTCTACCACATATATCATAAAAATAGTCGCCAAATTGCAATACCATTCATTATTGAAAACCACGAACATAAGAGTATTACAAATGCCGCCTTTCGAATAACTGCACTAACCACACCCAACATAGATCCAACAAAATACATTGGAATAAAAATTTTAGTTGCAGGGTCTAGTACAGTATAGGTTAATATTGCACTTGCTGAAATCAAAAAAGTTGCCTCAACCATTTCACAATAAAATGCTGTAGGACTTAATCGATGACTTTCTTTAAGGAAATTTTTTACTTTACTTAAAATTATCACTTATCTTTGCCGAGGGTAACAACCAATGTCTCCAAATCATCAAATGCTTCAGCGTGAACAGTCCAATCTCTTTTATAAGCAACTTTAATTGCTTTATTAATCAAAGCAGGTTTCATATCTAATTCTTCTGCTATTGCTTTTACTGTATCTTTAAGTCCAGCTTGAAGATCTTCAACTTCTTGAAGGACGTTACTACCTTCGTTTACCAATCTTGTTAATTTGTCCTTCTCGTCAGGACCGTATACTCGATCACTCATATGATTCCTCCAGTTAAGTGTATATTATAGTATGTTTTTCTCACTTTGTCAAGTCTTTTATCGTGCTTGTTCCAATTTAATTGTTATATTTCCTGATATAATTACTCGATTATGTTCACATCCTTGTTTTGGAACATAATGAGAAACATCTCCAGGAAATATAATTATTAAACCAGTATTTGGTTTAATGGCTTTACCTGCTCCAGGAAATACTAAAGGAGAACACTTCGGACAAGCGTCTACACAATACACAAATGACCAAAGTGATGGCCAATGAGCGTGTGGATCAGTGTTTTCTCCAGTTTTATAAATTGCACCCCAGGCGTCTGTACAATATGTTTCTCCAGTAGGGTACGGATCAATTTCTTTTTTAAGGGTTTCTATTGCAAATTCAATTATTAATTTAAAGTACTCATTTTTATACATATCCCAAGTAGTCATATGAGCTTTAACATTCGTTTCGTACTTTTGTTGATCACCTTGCTCTTGTATAATACTTGTTAGTATTGGTTTCATACTTTCAGCATTAGGATATACGTTTGTATGTACAAACATTGGTTCTGTAAATAAAATGCGTTCTGTATTTAGGTCACTCATAAGTTTACTGCTATATTACCTGCTATTGATATTCTATTATGCTTACATTTATGTGGTGGAACAGCATGAGCTACCCATCCCGGAAAAATAATTAATAATCCTGTTTTAGGAGTATGAATATTTGCGTCTTTACAATTAGGAAATACTATTGGTGAACATTCATTACAAGCATCTACATAATAAGTAAAGGCCCATGTTGCTGGCCAATGATAATGTGGTTCTAATCCTAATGTCCAAGTTTCTTTAGAAGCATTCGGCTTATATAGTACACCCCAACAGTCAAGTATAAAAGGATCGTTATTAATTTTATCCATATTAGGAAATAAAGGTACAGCTTCTTTTATTGTTTTAAGAACAAAGTCAGTTATTGCTTTAAAGTGTTCATTTTCTTCAAATAATCTACGAAATAAATTAGGCATTGGTCCTGTATGTTTTGCTGAATTTATAAAAGTAGTTTGATTAGGATCTTTATGATATTGTTGTTCTGCTTCATCATACTCTAAGACAATTTTACTTATTGCTGGCTTTATTAATTCAGCATCAGGATATGTAGTTGTAAAAACTTCCCCACCTTCTTGAAATTGTTTTGTAATAGTTTCAATCATAATTCTATTGCTACGTTTCCTGCTATTGATATTCGATCATGTTCGCAATTATGCGGAGCAACGCTATGTGTTACCCAACCTGGAAATATAATTAGGTTCCCTGTTTTTGATTTAATAGCATTTTCTCCATTACAATTAGAAAATATTAATGGCGAACAATTTTCACAAGCATCTATATAATATGTAAAAGTCCACGTTGCAGGTATATGTCTATGTGGATGTAATCTTGGTGTATTAGTTACCATTGGACCTCTAGATAAAAAAGATTTATTTAATATACCCCAAGCATTTATTACATAAGGTTTAACAGGCCATGTTGTAATTTCATCATCATTATGTTTATATGTTTCTATATCTGGGAATGATGGTGTTAATTCTTTAATAGTTTCTATTACAAAGTCGGTAATATATTCGAAATATGGATCTTTAAGCATTACTTCTATTGAGTCCAAGGGTACTAACGGTGCCCAAGAACCTGTTTCACGCTTACTATAATCCTTTATTAATTGTGATAAAGGGCCTTTTACTTTCTCAGAGTCATGATATGTATTCTGGTAGACTTCGCCGATTTCGTTAAATTCTTTTTTAGTTAATGCTGGCATTAACAGTACTTATGTACTGCTATTGTCCTTAGATTCGTCTTCCGACTTATATTGCCATTCGTCAGTATGTCCTACTGTCCATTTATCAGTATTTTCAACTTTATAATTTTGAGTACAAACTTTAAAGTCAACTGGAAGAGTTTTTCCAGGGATTAAACTTGCGTCTTTCCAAATTATTCTATTATTCGGTTGTGCCGCAAACTGTCCATTCTCAAGTTTAATAATATTAAATGATTTATGTTCAGCATCATATTCGGAAAAGTTTATATCTGTAGAATTTTTATCAGCATGACAATTATCTATAGTAAACATATATTCGCCTTGATGCATTTTACGATCCTTACCATAGAACGAACAAGCACCTAGCATTTGTTTTTCTACTACTGTAAAGTCGTAGTCAAAGCAATCCCATAGTTGTAAGATATGTAAAGGAAGCTGTTCTCCAAATAATTGTTCTTTCCAAACGAAAGCTGATAGTGGGAGTTTATCGTATAGAGCACCGTATTCAGTTAATAATGTTTCAAAGTATAATGCTTTTCCTAATACACTTTTTACGCTTATCCAAACGCCCGGAGTTAATTCTCCATGACCTTTCTCCAGGTCATATAAGTATTCTTTTTTTACAAGTACGTGTATTGGGGGTATAACCCCAACAAGAAAAGCCATGCGGTCTCCATTCAGATATATTTATTTATAATTTGAAATTATGCGTGGGCTTTTTGTTGACTCGCATCAGCTTGTTTCATCAACATTTTAAATTTTGTAAACAACTGTGGGTCGTTCATAATGACTTGAAGTTTTTTGGTATAAGGTGCTACTGCTTTAATTAATTGTGGAGACATAGTTGATCCTGCTGAAACTTTATCTAAACCTTTAGCTACTTGTCCGCCACTTGCTTTACCGCCTGAAATACCTTTTAATGCTGTGGCTCTTTGTGCAATTTTAGATTGGTCTTTAGGATCTGTTTGATGTCCGTGTCCTTGATGTTTAGCTGTGTCTGTTGCTCCTGCTGGAACATTGTGTTGAGGTTGTCCTGTTGGAGATGGAGTCATATCTGCTCCAGGTGGAACTTCTTGTGCTGGTGCTTGTGCTTGTTGTTGTTGGAAACCTTGTGCCGCTTGTTGTCCAACTGCTTTAACTTTATCAACGCCTCGTCCAACTGCCGCGCCTGTCTTTTGTGCAATACCACCAACGCCGCCTGCTTGGTCAACAGCTTTTCCAACTGCTTTAGCACCTTTGGCAACTTGTTGGCCTGCCGCTTTGGCACCTTTAGCAATTTGTTGTCCTGCGGCTTTACCTGTTGCTACTGCGGCTTTTTTTACGTGTGGTGCCGCCGCCTTAGCTCCTTTATAAGCTAACTTGCCTCCTGCTTTGGCTAATTTGCCTGCGCCTTTAGCCGCCATCCCGACACCTTTAGCACCCATTCTAGCCGCCGCCGCTACTGCTGGTAAAATTTCATTAATCTCTTCGTCGGACATACCTTCAGTAATGTAGCCGTGCTTTTTACCGTAGCTAATTAGTGCGTCGTTTTCGAATTGTTCAAATCTCATTTATTTCTTCTTTTTAAACCAGTTTATAGGATTGAGTTTTCCAGCTAAATCTTCAACTTTTTCGTTAACCCACCATCCAACAACAAAACCGATTATAAATCCTATTGTTAAAAACATATTGCTCCTTTAAGTAATTTTCTCTAAACTAGATCTATCAAAATATACTTTAGTAAAAGTGCCTGGGAATTCTACACCGTAAGTATTGCCATCTTGATCTTTTACTTTTCCCATTTTACCAATGTATTTTGGATTATTAGTATCACTAGTGTTTCCTTTAATTTTTACTTTCGCACCAATAAGAGGATCTATTTTACCTTTTGTCTTATGCCAAGAACCTATCTCAGCTGGTTTAGTTGAAGGTCCGCCAAGTCCTTTTCCAAATGCTTGAATAAAATTTGCACCTGATTTACCTATTGCTCCCATATTAGCTTTAGATGGCTTTTCACCCCATCTTCGCATCTTGGTTGTAATTGCAAACTCATCGCTGTTTGGAGCTTCTCCAAGTTTTTCAGCTAATTGATTCTGTAATCCTGTTTTATATGATTCTTTGTTTACTAAATCAGTTAAAAATTTATTAACTTCTTCTATAGTTTCAAACTCAGCTACTTGTTTATTATGTTGGAATACTTTAAAAGGTTCACCTTTGAATTTTGTAGTATGAAGACCATACTTATTCATGCCTGGACCGTAAGGATCAGCAGGTTTAACTTCGTTAACTTTTCCTTCAAACTTATCATCATTAAATTTTGTTGAATAATCAAGATGATGATATACAGTACTTAGATAGTCAGATGCTTTTGTAATTTTAGCTGAAACCCAACCTTCTAACCCTTCTTCTTCAGACATAGTTTTCATCATGTCATGAAGTTTAATAGAATACTTTGCGGCTTTATATAATTCAGCTCTAGCAAGTTGTATTTCGTGATCTTGCTCAACTTTGTGAGCCAAATCAGCTAAATCTTCTTTAACTTCTTGTTTTTTAATTTCTTTTTCTCGCATTATAGTATCCTTGTAGTATTTACCGCTTTACAGCCGCGCCACCCATTAAGTTGTTACCCATATCTAAAGCATTAACGGCTGTTCCGTCAGCTTTTTTCTTTTGTGGTGCCTTAGGTAATCCTTTTTTATCCTTTGGTCTGTGTCCGTATGCTTGTTTAGGATTAACTACTGTAGCAATACTTCCGGCACTTGTAGCACCAGCTGTAGCTGTTTCTTTTATGCCATCATATATTTGTTGTTCGTAATTTTCTTCATTTGACTTGTCATAATCAATTTTCCATTTAGCTAATTGTCTATATCTACGTTTTACTTCTTGAGCAAGTTCAGGGTCGCTATGCATATAGCGTTCTAACCCATAAAGAGTTTTAATTTTTTCTCTATAATCTTCTAAATCTTTAACTTCAAAATCACCTTCTAATATTTTAGCAATTTCTTCGTTGGTTAATGATTCTTTTTCATCTTTTGTTTGGTCTTTTGCTTCTTTATCATCATCAGCATCATATTCACGTCCTGGAACATTTGTCTGATTACGTGCGGCAGTACCAAATTCTTTTTCATCTTCATCTGACCAATCGTCATCATCTTCACGATCCGGATCATCATCTGGCCAATTCATTGTATCATTTTCTGGTGCAATACGTCCCCAATATTGATGATCACTTGCATAGTCTTTAGTTGAATCATAAAATTCGTGGTCTTGAACTCTATCACTATTTTTGCCATCTAGCCATTTATCAAATGCTTCGTCATAATCTTTTGCAGGCACTTTATAAAAATGTAATTCAGTTGGGTTGTCCATAATAATATGTGTGCCACGTGCATCAGAATCATAATCATCTGGGTCCATAAAATTACGTCCTATTGGATTTGATTTATGCCAAATTGATGATTGTGCTTTATGTGCCGGAGAATCAAGATCCTCGTTAGCTGTTTTTAAAGCCTTACCAACATCTTTATCTTGTGATAAACCTTTCTTTAATTTTTCAATTTGATTAACAGCGCCTGTCATATTGCCACCCATCTTCTTAGCAATATCAATAGCTTTCTTTTTATTATCGTCTTTGTCTTCACCTATATCCCACGGATGTTTCCAGTCACGTGGTTTAGTTTCTTTACCTAATGCATCTGTAGGAACTTCAAGATCAAGTTCATCACGACTCATATATACTTCAACACCGCTTTGAAATTCTACTTTGTATAGTCCTTGTTTAGGATCAGCTTGTAATATTTTTACTCTTTTACCTTGAGATGTTTTTACAACAGTTCCAACACGATCGTCAATAAATTCGTTAATATCTTCACCGTTTGATTTTCTTATTTTATATACGTTTTGTATTTTGTCAATTGCGTCTGGCCAACCATCTACAATAACTCTTGCCATGCTTTCAGCTTTGAACTTATCTCCATCTAATACGTGTTGAGCCATTTCTAACCCATAGCCTAAATGAGCTTGGGCGACTCCTAAAAGTCTTGCTGGAGCATTTTCATCACTTTCGTCTTGTATATCTTCTTGTGGTTGTGCTTCGGGGTCGTCTTCATCTTGTATATAGTCATAAAGTTTTTTACCACCGTATAAGATTGCAATAATTGCCGTTGCCGGTAACGCCCATTTTACTGCCACTTGTGCAAGTGCTTTGATAGTTTCATTATCAAGCATATCACCTACAAGTTCTTTGATGTGATCAAATAATTCATCTACTTCAGTATAAATTTTTGCACCTACGCCTAATATTGTAGCTTTAATAGGATGTTTAAGAATTTGTTTTCCTACGCCTTTTGCTACACTTCCAGCACCTTTGGCAATCTTTGGTGCTACTTTTATTGCACCTTTACCTGCCGCTTCTGCACCTTTTTGAATAAGTGGTTTGGCATTTTTTGCTATATTAGCCGCCGCACCTGCTCCGCTCTGAGCTCCTTTTTTAATTATTTCTTTTGCACCCTTTTTTCCAAGGAATCTAAGCACATGAGGAGCACCTATTCTAACAGCGGTTGCTAATGCTGGTATTAATAATGGTAAGAAAGCAAGTTCAGTTAAGTGCTGAACATCTTCATTTGTGAATTCGTCTTTGTATTTTGCTTTGCGTGGAATTTCTTTAGTTTTATCACCATGAGATCCAGCGGCACCACTCTTTTTAAGATCTTGCATTTGTTTCCAGTTAGGATCGCGGGGTTTTACTACTCTGCCATCCTTGTATTTTTTAAGCTCGTCAAATTTCATAGTTTTTCCTTGCTTTATGTATTTATCTTTTAGCTAGTTTAGTAGCTGTAGCATACATAACTGCTTTAGCATCATCACCATAGCGGTTTGCGAAGCCTTTTTTGTCTTTTTTCATGCCCTTAACAATACGTTCTTTGCTTTTTTCTTCACCTTTAGATAGTGAGCGTTCTGTAGCTGGATTTCTTCCTTTTCTAGCGTGTGCTCTAGGTGAATGCTCGTCATCATGTATGGTATAGTTTTTACCATCCCACGTTACATCGTGCCCTGAAAGAAGTTCGTATATTTTCTTTAATAATCTTGGATCATATTCTGTTTTGCCATATCCTTTTTGTGGCTGTCTAACTTTATCAGCAACAAAGTCTTTAAAATCGCTGTATTTCATTTTTAAAGGACCTTCAGCAACAACTATAGTTTCTTTAATAAAATGTTGTTTTAATGTTTTTGCAGTTCTTTCAAATTTATGGTCTTTATGTTTAAATCCTATACCTCCAGCCGCTTCCCATTTTGCAATATTTTGTCCAAAGTCATCTATTAAGATGTTTGGTGTTCCATCTGGTTGTGTAGCATACTGTTTCTTGTTAGTTGTAATAATAACATCATCAGGTGGGAAACTTTTTAAGTTTTTTTCAGCCCATTCTTTTTTACTTGGCTCAACTCTATGATCGTCTGCCATAGGTGCAGAAAGAATATTATAGTTTCCTTTAACTTCTTTAATAATGCCTAATAAGTTAAACGCATTAGGGGCCGGT